GGGTTATAAGGATAACACATGAAACTTAAGTTAACAATAGGTATTTTGAGCATATTATTTGCTCAATCAGCCTATGCGGATAATAAATCAACTGCAAATATACGAGATGTATATGTTGAGGTTGAAAAAACAAGACCAATTACAGAAAAGGTTTGTAGAACAGTAGAGGTTCCAATTTATGGGACTCAACAAAAACAAGGTGGTGCTGCCGAAGGTGCTTTACTAGGAATGATACTTGGTGGTGCCATTGGTAAAGGTGTCACTGGTAAAAATGATGGTGCAGCCGCTGGTGCGGTAATCGGTGGTCTGATTGGTGCCGATAAAGGATCACAAGGAAATGATGTCGTTGTAGGGTATCGCAAGGAAAACAGATGTACAAACGAAACAACGTATGAAAATTTTTCACAAACTGTTTACAGCCACAGTGAAGTCACATTCAAAAGCGATAGTAAAACATATGTCCTTAAGTTCTACAAGGACTAAAGGCTTCTAAATATATTTGTTATTAATCACGTGAGGAGAAAAAAGTGAAAACGATTGCAGTATTCGGTTGTGGCTTTGTAGGCGGCACAACAGCAGATTTTCTTGAGGAAACTGGCTCGACGGTTATTCGAGTAGACCCAGTTAAATATCCAGATCAAGATCCATTGGTTGCTCTTAAAAAAGCAGATGGTGTAGTCATTGCAGTACCAACCCCTATGGGTGCAGACGGTCAATGTGACGATTCAATCGTACGAGATCTTTTTAAAATTATTGGACCGAAGCGCCGTGTTCTATTAAAAAGTACAGTTACCATGGATAATATTGTCAATTATCCAAAGAACGTAGTTTACAATCCTGAGTTTCTACGTGAACGATGTGCAATGGATGATTTCAAGGCAGCAACATTCCAAATTTTTGGAACACATGAAAAAGGTGACAGTCTTGCCGATGCATCCTGGTGGGCCGAGCTATTTGAAGAATCATATGAGGCTTTGGGAAGTGAAATTGAATGTGTATTCACAGATCGTGAAACTGCCAGTATGATTAAATATGTACACAATTCTTGGTTGGCAACAAAGGTAGCCTGGTTCCATGAACTATATGCAAGTCTACCGAAACAAGTAAACTATGATTCACTGACTGGTATTCTAGGAATGTTTGATCGCATTGGTCCTGATATGATGGCAGCACCTAATTTTGAAGGATCATTAGGATATGGTGGTGCGTGTTTTCCTAAGGATGTGAGTGCTCTTCTAAAGATTTTACCTCACCGAATTTTGGAAAATGTACATGCCACAAATTCAGAATTAAATAAAATTAAAGCAGAACAGCCACAGGAGGCTTTAGAGGTAGCATGAATTTGATAAAAGATTTATTCCAACGAATGGTGTTTTGGAATTATCCTTTGTTAGAAAATATTGTTTTGGTTGGTATGCTTGCCATAATTGCAGGAGTGTCCTTTCTTTAGGTGATCAAAGACAATTAAGGCATTTAATATAATGTATTAAAACTTTAAATATTAAAATTTAATTATATTGTTATATATAGTTACAACAAGGAAGGATTATTCTTCCTATCTTTTAACGCCGTGAGGCGCCTTTTCCCTAGGAGGGACTTATGAAAAACTTAATCGCATTAACTGCAATCCTGGCATCAACTTCAGCATTTGCTTTCTTTGACGATGGTAATGGTAACCACTCTGGTGGTGTTTCGTCAACAATGAATGGAGATGCGGAGGGTAGGGGTGTAGCAACCTTCTCTATGAACTTCTCAGCAAGTGCTAATACTAAAGCAAATTTTGATGCTGACGGTGAAGGTTCTACACAGAATATGTTTACTGGTGAAAATAGAGAATATTACTATCGACCAGTGAAGTAAAGGAAGGGGGCATCAGCCCCCTTTTTTTATTTCTTTGATGAATAAGCATTCGCACCAAAGAATACTGAAACCAATGCTGAGATTGCAACAAAATATGTTGGAGCAATATCACCCACGATGCCAGCGGCACCGTCTAGTCCTAGGTATGCAGTAAACATAATGGTGGCAGGATAGAGCAACATGCCGAACAATGCAAACCATGTCATTTTGCGCATTGCGTCACGTTGAGCATCTTGGTCCTCAAGTTCTCTACGTTTGAACTCTAGGTGCATCTCCATTTCTTCTTTTGAAATGTGTCCGTCACCGTTTGCGTCTACTCCTTCTACAGCATCCGCATCAATCGTTTTTGTAGCCATTTGTGCAACCTCCTTTTTATTATTGTTATTATGCACTTGCACAGTGTTTATTTATTAATATACGCCTTCGTTCTTGGGAATGTATATACATTCCATGGCCTGATTATTATCAGTTATTAAAACACGAGCTTCGCTTTTGGCCTTATTGCAGTCCAATTCCTTATAAAAAGTTCCTAGATGAAAATGATCTATTCCTTGTGCAGCTGTAAGTTTAAGCCATATCAATAACCACATTTTACCATTTTCCTTGTATTCCGCCGATGTACCAAATTATAAAACCTATTATTAAAGCACCGACTAGTGATGCTATTATTCCTACGGTCCATTCTAATATCATTTGTTTTCTTTCTGCAGCTGCATACATTTCTTCTTTACGCTTTTTTCTCATGTCAGCTTCAATGGCTACAATTTGATCCCAAGCTGACGGCCCATAATACAAGCTAATATATGAGCGTAACTCTTCTCTCATTTCTTTTGCTTTTTGTTTTTGGCCCCATACCTGAAGAGCGTTTTGCTCTATTTCACTGGCACCAAATATTTTTTTAAAAAAGGGAGGATTTTCTGCTTGACGATGAGCAAAGTCTAAATCGGATATTGCACCGGCCCATTGTCCTAGTGTCTGTCCCATTTCTGATATTTCTTTGCCTGTTGCTATGGCTGATTTAATGCCATTATAGGCAGCTGTGGCCATACCAATGGCCGATACTGGGTCTATCATATAATGACTCCATGATGTCCTTATACCAACATTATGTTATCACTACTTTTTATGTAAACTCAATCTAATTATTTATAATTTTTTTTCAGAAAATGTCAAAAAAAGGTTGACTTTTGGCTTAGATATGTTATATTAGTTATATAAGGTGAAAAAAGGAAAACACTATGACACTTCAAGTTAAAAACATCCAAATCCGTGACCGTAACAATGCTCCTTACAAAGAATGGGCAAAACAAACTCGGATCTATGTTTGGCCACAAGGTGAGACAATCATGGATAACTTGATGAATCGTAAACAGCGCCCTCATACAACTTATAAAAAGGAAGTGATTCCTTCAGTATTGGAGAAAATGGGTTTGCCTGCTGATACTAAAGTTCGTTGGAGCCAATATGCAGGTTGTTCTTGTCCCTGTTCTCCTGGCTTTATTGTTGATGGCGATAGCCGTCGTGATGTACATGTTGATGTTGAAGCTTAAAAAAAATTAAAAAAGTGGTTGACATTTACTAAAAAAAGGTTTATATTACTAATAACAAGGCAATATTGAGTGGTTGTCAAATCCCTGGTTCTGAAGTTCCAAAAATGACATAAAGAGATATATTGCCTGTGGTAGCCTGCGCCACGTTAGAAAATAAGGTCGGGCAAATTAACCTTTTGGAGACTTTGTTATGACTGACGTTTTAAATGATATTGAGGTTCTTGAATCTGCATTGATTGCTTTCAATGAAGGTGCCTCAGATGAGAAATATGCGGCGTTTTACTCTCTGGAAAAACTTCTTTTGGAAAAGAAGGATCTGGTTGCTAAATTTGAGGCAACTGTGTGTGACCAATAAGTCACAAATTTTGGTTTAATGTTAAAATTAACACCTTAAGCCATAAATAGATTGTAATCGCTGAAACAAGGCGAAGACGGGCTGGACTCGGGTGCGACTCCCGACACCTCCACCAAAAATACATTATGTCCTGCTGCAACAGGAAGTTTTGCAGAACATAGATGGCCCGTATGGGTGGTCGAAGTTAGTGTATTTTTGGGGGGTGTGTTAGGATCGACAGACGGACTAGTTGAGTGGAGATTACCGTGTTGACCTACGTTATTCGGTCAAACTAAACTAACTGCAAACGATAATGTTGCACCTTCAGATTACGCCCTAGCGGCATAAACTGACGGGTTGGCCACTTACCTTGGAACAGAAAAGTGGTGCTTATTTTTTTAATAGAGCTCGTCTTTACGGCGAGTTTTATTTTTGTTTAAAGGTTATAACACAGGGGAGTTTTTCAAGGATGAAAAAACTATTTTTAACTACCGCAGCATCAGCATTGATTGCTGGATCTGCATTTGCAGCAGACATCACTGGTGACGTCGCAGTAGATTTCACTCAGAATGCAGACGATAAAATTGTTGGAACACAATCAATTGGATTTGGTGTTGATGCACCTATCGGTGATGCCGGCTTTGGTGTCACTACTGATGGCGCAGATGTGACTTTGGATTCATGGTATCTAGGAACAACATTGAGTGGTGTTGGTTTATCACTTGGTGATCAAGGTGATATTTTGGGCTCATTCGAAGGCAAAATGGAAGCTGTTGGCGGTACAACTTTGGCTAATCCAGACGATTCTGGTGAAAGCCTATCATTAAGTATTGCTGGAGCAGATGTTATGGTTGGTCTTACAGATATGTCAGCTGATGTTACTGACGTAGAAAATGTACAAGGTGCATATTCACTTTCATTTTCTGGCTTTGATGCAGCCGCAGGCATTGATTATAATATGGATTCAGAAGAGTTCACATATTTGGGCTCTGTCGGATACGGTTTGAATGTTGCTGAGCAAGAAGTTGGACTTGGCACAACATTCACATATGCAAATGAAACTTTTGCATACGAAACTAGTGTAAACGCATTTGGTATCACTGGTTTCATTAACGGTGATCAGGACGAAATGATGCAAAACGTTGGTGCTGGTTACGGTTTAACACTAGGCGGTTTGGATGTATATGCTGAAGCTGCATACAACCTTGACTCAGAAGAGTTTACACCAGCTGCAGGTGTTGGATTCGCATTTTAAGCGAAGAAAGTACTAAACAGTACATGGGGGCAGAGAAATTTGCCCCCTAGGTCCTTATAAATAGGTTCAAAAGTTGACACTTGAATATCAGGAGGAAGTGATTATATGACAAACAACTTAAAGGAACTTACCTGGGAACACCATAAATCAGCTGAACGAACTGAATTTACTAGTGTTATCCTAAGTGGAGAAATCAGCCCAAAACTTTATTACGAATATCTGTGTGCTCAACATGAATGCTATTCAGCGTTAGAAGAAGCAGTTGAACTTCCAGCTGAATATGAAACTGTTTTTAGAGCAGGTGCAATTATGGAAGATATGGACGAGCTTGCAAGTCTATACGGACTAGAACCTCCTGAAGAATATGAATCTGTATCCGAATATGTAGAACACATTAATAATCTTGCTGCAGCTGATGATAACGATGGTCTATTAGCTCATTTATATGTACGACATTTTGGGGATATGAGTGGCGGACAGATTATCAGAACACGAGTACCAGGCGCTGGTACAATGTATGATTTTGATGACATTGATAATCTTAAAACTGGGATCCGCGGATTACTTACTGATGAAATGGCAATCGAAGCAGGTGTTTGTTTTCAGTTCGTAGAACAAATGTTTAATGAACTTTTACACAAAAACGATTATTATTTTAATAACGAATATGCTCAGTCAGTTGGTACAAAATTTTATGATGAAGAAGAAATGATGGACGAATAAATGAAATCAAAGCTGGAAAAATTAACAGCAGATATAAAACAAATTTTTGATAAAAATTTTACAAGATATGCCAACCCAAAGCATGTGCACCATTTCCAAGGATGGCATGATGTATTTTGGCATAACCATCCATATGTGAGAAAATGTCATTTAAAAATAATTGATAGAATGGAGGACCGAAAATTATGGCTTCTCCATATCAATATATTTCCAGCGGAAGGATATGACTTTCCGATTTTAGGATGTGATGTAGTTTCTGGCCCAAACAAAATCAGTGGATCTTTCTTTGATTATTCACCAGTTTTAAATAAGGCACATCCTATGATGAAACACTTTGAAAACGAAACAGCTGATTTAAGCTGGAAACGGCCCAGACCACTACCTGATTGGGCCACTCCTATTTTTTCAAAGAATATGATTGCTGCAGGTGCAGTAAAGGAGGAAGAGGTAGATCAATTCTGTGAAGTTACAATAAAACTTATTGAATGGTATGTGAATAATCTTGAGGAATATGCAAAACCTACAAAGATTGATATTAAACCCATGCTAAATAGATATTGCATTAATCAAAAAAAGAACGATAAGCTTCACAAGTCAATCATTGCTATGGGCGTACCAGAGGATAAAAAGGACGATTATGTAAATAACGTCTTATTTGAAGAAATTGGTTGACATATTTCCAAGTACGTGATATAGTATACTTACAATACAGGCAAACCGGAGGATTGATATTCTATGGTCGTTACAATGACACCAGAAAAAATTCATCATGCTATTTCTACAATGATATCGCAAGGTGTGCCATATATTGATGCATTAGTAACATACGCTGAAAAGAACAATCTTGAAATAGAAACATTAGCTGCAATTGTTAAAAAGTCTTCTATATTAAAAGAGAAGGTTCGTTCTGAGGCTGTTGAAATGAGAATGGTGAAGAAGGATGAAGATGATCTCATCGACATATGCAAATGAGGAATCGTTTAATGCATATGTAAAATATCTTGCTTTAAAAAGACATTTTACCACAGATTCGTATGACTACTTCAAATATAATGGCAAAGTGAGAGCATCGATCGACTCTTATCGGTCGAGAAATGATTCGTTCTTTTTTCTGAAACTGGCAAGAAAGGACGATTATGAAAATATTATACTGGCAAATATGATTGAAAAGCCAGATATATGGGTACGTGATATACTAGAGGAGGAAGGCCAAAACCGCTATGTAAATTGGAAAAAAAGAATGGACTCATTAGGATATATCTTCAAAAGTGATATAAATAGTATGTTGGATGAATACGAAGATAATTTTGTGGTACGTGACGGGCAACACCCACACATTATGACTATGATGCTACAAAAGAAAATATCCTTGGAAACATTCACCATTATGACACACCTTGCTAACATTTTTCCCTATTGGGAACAAAAAATTGTTGACAAAATTGTGTCACGTGATATAATGAAAAAATCAAGGAAGTATAAACCTTTCTTGGATCTTGATTGGAAAAGGTACAAGACATATGTCAAAGATCAATTCCTATAATGAAGATATAAACCGCAATATAAAACTATACAACGCAAAATTAGGAGAAACAAACCATGACTATGGATTTCAACGCACTTAAAAAGAACCGTTCTTCGTCACTCGACAAACTGAACGCTCAACTAGATAAAATCACCACAAAATCTTATTCTGACCCTAATGAGGGCAAATTCTGGAAACCGACCCGTGATAAGGCCGGCAATGGGTTTGCAATCATTCGTTTCCTTCCACCTCCCCAAGGTGAGGAAATGCCATTCGTACGTATTTGGGACCACGGCTTCCAAGGCCCAACTGGTCTTTGGTACATCGAGAACTCTCTGACTACTCTTGGTCAGGATGATCCGGTATCCGAATATAATTCCAAATTGTGGAACTCTGGTCTGGAATCAGATAAAGATCTTGCCCGCAAACAAAAACGCCGCCTAAAATATGTGGCAAACATTATGGTTGTAAAGGATTCTGCTAATCCAGAAAACGAAGGTAAGGTATTCCTTTACCAGTTTGGCAAAAAGATCTTTGATAAACTCAACGATCTGATGAACCCATCGTTTGAGGACGAGGCACCAGTTAACCCATTCGATCTATGGGAAGGTGCAAACTTCCGTCTTAAAATCCGTCAATTCGAAGGTTATCCTAACTACGATAAATCAGAATTTGATGCACCTAGTGCCCTATTCGATGACGATGAAAAACTCGAAGCAACTTGGAAACAAGAGCATTCTCTCCAGGAATTGCTAGATCCAAAGAACTTCAAATCATATTCTGAACTCAAAACAAACTTGTATCGTGTTCTTGACCTGACTGACGACAGCGCAGGACCTACTGCATCTAGCCGTATGGATGAGGATACGGATGACGATCTTGATCTGAGTAATCTTGGTGGTAAAACTACCGAATACTCTGATAATAATGTTCAAGCATCACCTATGGAAACTTCACAGGTCGATGACGATGATGACGATTTGTCAATCTTTAAGGAACTTGCTAGATCCTAATATAGGTAAATACATGGGAGGGCTTCAGCCCTCTCATTTCTATTCGGAGAGAAAAACATGTCAACAGTATCAGACGACATTTTAGATTTTGATTTTGGCTTTTCAGCAGTTGATGAATCTGAACTTGAAGTAGTCCGTGCTGCAACTCAACAGGCAGAACAATTAAGTTCTCAGGTTGAAGCTACGGATGCAAAGGCTCAGTTAATTTATAATGCGATTACCCCTTTGCTCAATAATCTAAAGGCAAATCCTGAAAAGGATTATATCTATTGGCCCAATCGCCACGAAAAGATTGATGCGTTTGCAGACAAGCTTTATGCAATTATGAACGGGAGTTAATGTATGAGTCTTTTAGACAAACTCGTGAAA